TTGGCTACTCTAACTACTGCCGAAGTTGATGCTCTGCAAATTGAGAATTTCATTTTTCACGTAGTTCATCATGGAGCTGATGATCCAATTTTGTTCGACGACACACCACTGGCGACTTTTGAGCAATTCTTCATTGATCGCATCAAAGAGACACTCAAAGGAAATAGGTTTCTTTTCAAAGTTAACTCCCAGGTTAAGGAAAAACTGGAGAGCTGGGAAAATGGAGAGCATTCATTTGTAGATATCTCCAAAAACTTAGCGCGCCAGTTTCACCGTGTAGGTGACAAACGGATGAAAACAGGTGTTTTGATCGTCATCGGACTGAAAACGAATGAGAGGAAGTTATATTCACTCATTAAGTATGATTCCGAGAAGGTTGTCACCTTCGTCCGTGAAGGAGCTAGAGCTATTCTGCAGGCAGTGACGAACAACTTTACGGAGTCACCTAAGGCGTTACAGAAATCGGCTCTGATAGATCTCAAAGCCGATGAGGCCGAGGTTGTGATAATTGATCGTATGAACCGTACAGGAATAAGCGATTTCTATAAAAATTTCTTAGGTGTCGAGCGGCTGCGTAATTCAAAGGAGATGACTAGCGACTTGGTTAAGGCTGTTAGGAAGACAGTTAAGGTTCACGCTGCAGAGTTGCCTCGGGCCATTACTTCCAAGGTCTCTGATAAAATCGTAGAGATTGCGAAAGCTAGAAAAGAATTCGAAGTTGAAGCTTTTTTCAATGACTTTTTTGGTGTGAAGGCTAGTGAAGAAATTCGTCAAACTTTTGATCGGACATTGGATAGCCTCAAACTTACCGGCGAAGCCTTTGAGTACGATGAAGGTGAGCTCCCCAAAAGCGAAGACAAGAAGTACATAACCTCTGAAGGTATTCGTATAACTATGCCAGCGAAAGCTAAAGGACTTTTGGAGGTTAAGCACACTAAGGATGAGTCTATTATCACTATTCGAACGAGTCGATTGCAGGAAATATGACCAAACAAATCGGCAATGAGATCAGCGGCTTTTTTCGAAGGCTAGCGAATCAGCCTGGAGCGACGCTGACGGAGTCGATTCAGAGTGTTCGTGTGGATAACGTGAATCACTACACTCCGGAATTGGTTGATGAGCTGAAAGCGATAGCCTCAAAAGTTGAGCAACTCGATTTGGGGCTGCTGGAATTGTTTGGTGATGTGGCAGGCAGGCTAGGGATAGCCGAAATGGAATGGGACGATATAGAGGGCGAAAGCCTTACGATTATTTTGGAAAAAACAAGCCAGGATGATCGGTGTTTTTTCTTCAGTCAAAAAGGTTTTAAAAGTTGGCTGGAAGGGCTCTCTGTGACGAGTCAGAACGTGAGTGATCGTAAGTGTATTGAGATTACTGACGATTTTTCTGAATTTTCCACATTCCTTTTTACTGTAAAGCAGTTTGGAAGCCCACGGACATTGCCTGATTTCAAACAGGCTCCTGAAAAACCTGGAAAGTTGGTTCGTGACTTCACGCAGCGCTTCACACCGCAGTACATTGACCCATGGTTGCTCATTGATAAGCCCGCGAAGACAAGCGAGTCTTTCCGAACATGGTCAGGTGTGGCTATACAGAGGTTGGTTTATTGTTTGCCAACGGAGATTCGAGCTGAAGGAAGCGACGCACAGGTGTTTTTCCGTGGAGGGCGGTCTCTGCCAATCTCTATTGATAAAGAGGTTGTTTGGGATGAAGTTAATTTTGAGCTTATTTACGACGTCTGTGAATGGGTGTATTCCACTCCCCGTGAAGCGGAAACAAAATTCCAACTGTTGAATAACCATGTGGGTATCAATTGGAGCCTTGAAGAGGCTTGGCCCTCAGGAACTAACCACCTACTTCCAAATAGTTTTGCAGGTGCCAAAGAAGCCTTCTCTTTCCATCTTCAGGAGCAAAGCAAGGAGGCCGTAAAGAGCTTGGGAGATCTCCGAAAGGGGTTGCAAGAGGAGGTCAATAAAACACAGTCGGCAACGAGGGATTTGGTTGCAGCACTCTGGCGAGACTTTGCGGTAGCGGGAGTAGTCGCGGCACTTAAGGCCCCTATACTACCCAATGTTATTCCAGATATTTCAATCAAGGCTCTTCAGATTGGGGTGTCAGCGCTTTTGTTTTTGAGTATTTTAGTTAGCACTATTTCTAATTGGAAATTCAATAGTCTGGCTGATTGTAGTCGCCGCAACTGGCGTAAAAAGCTGTATAGCTTTATGTCAGATGCGGACTGGAAGAGTCTAGTAGAAAAACCTATTTCATCTGGGCGCACTGTATATTGGGTTTCTTGGTCGTTTTGTCTATTGCTTTATTTGACGATGATTAGGTATTTTCTTGGTCTGGCTATCCCCGATGTTGTTGCTAACTACGTTGATCGTCCCTTTGTTCTACTATATAACTTTATCTGCGCTGTCCTTTCCTATTACTGCTAATGTTGATGGTTGGTTTTCCGTCGATAAACTTTTAGTATGAAGCTACTTTGTTCGAAAAAACATTGTTAGTCATTCGCTGTCGATTGTAATACTCGGTAGTATCGGGATTATTTTGTAGGTTTAACAATCTCACCAACCCGCCGATAGACCTTCTTAGTCATCTCCTCAGTTGAGTGCCCCAGCAACCGGCTTGCATGCGTCAGCTCGATCTCACTAGCCGCCTTCGGCCGAATGTCCTTGAACTGAAACTGCCGAATGCTGACCGCCAGTGCCGGATCGCCATCGGCCGCTGCCTTGATGGCGGCCTTCTCCCGGGCATCATCCCAGCGATTGCGTAGCATCTGCTGGCTCATTCGTAGCCCTGACGCGTTGGTGATCAGCGTCGATGTCCTGATTCCGTTGATGGCCCTGCGTTCCTGTAGATCCTCGATAAAGGCGCTCAACCCGGACTGGACGCCTTCCTCCTCCAGGCGCAGGCGCAGGCGCTTTTCGGTCTTGCCCTGGCCAATCAGCAAGAACCCATTGTTCAGGTCGGTGGCGGCGATCTTGAGCACGTCTGCGGGGCGTTGGCCGGTCAGGTAGGCCAGGTCCATTGCGTCCTTCAGTTCTTGCACCGCCTCGGCGTACACCGCATTCCATACGGTCTCGCCGGCGTAGTAGTCCCTGGGCTTTTCCTTGTTACGGCGAACGCCGAAGCACGGGTTGGCTTTGTCGGTCAGGCCCCACTCTCGGGCGATGGTGAACGCGTGGGAGAGTAGGGCGATTTCTCTGTTGGCCCGGACCTTGGCGGTTCTGGCATCGCGGTATTGGGCGATCACCTGGGGGGTGATCGATTCGATAGGTGCGTTCTCAAAGGCTCTCCTGAGCTGCTTGAGTTCCTTGCGGTTGTCCGACTGGGTGCGGATCGACTTGCCGGGGATGATCTCCTTTTCGTACCGGTCGAATACGTAGCTCATCAGGTGGTTAGGCTTGGGTGGCGTTCTGCGCTCCAGCCTGGCCCATTCCACCTTGGCCTGATCGAGGTCGGTGCCTAGTGGGATTTCTTTGCGTTTGCCGGCGGCGTCCCTGCCGTCGTAGTAGTACGCCGTCCAGATCTGGCCGTTCTTGCCCTTTCTGATACGGCGCACCATACGCGGCGGCAGGTCGCGGTTGGCTGTGGTTCTCTTGCGCACGGGTCAGCTCACATTCGCAAGGTTGAGCGACCAGACTTCAGTCACGGCACTAGCTGCAGAGGGTTTAATGCCGGCTAACTTCATCCTGGCGTAAACCCGGCCAACGATGGGGCGCCGTGCACCGGTCAGAACAAACTCCCAATTGTTGTTGGTCAGCCATTGGATCTGTTTGGACGGGAGCTGATAGCCCGTGATGGTTGCGAGCTCTTCGTCGGCCAGGGTTTCGCTTTGTAATGAGTTAGCTGCATATGGGGCGTTATTAGTGCTCATGCGGCGACCTCACTTTGAAAGCTCAAGAAATGCAGTTGCTGCCACTCTTGGATCTTGGCCGTTTCCAATGGCGCGGTTCCTGTCCATCCGATCGGCCATCCCATGAGGCTTTCCCAGAAATCCGGGTTCACATAGAGCTTGCCGGTGGGTGTTCCACGAAGCTTGTTCTGGCTTCCTCCTACCTCCTGGAAGGTTCCGCCCCAGCGGCTGGAGCCATGGCATGGAGTCGGCCACGATCCAGCAACGGGTTCTGGTGTGGGGGCGCCAACGTGGTTCGATCCCAGCACTCCCCATCGAGCAGAAAACCCCAGCTCGGCCAGGTCACCGAGCACTGTTCCAAGTCCTCGGTGAGTGAGAGCTGACGAGTTCTCCACGAACGCAAATCGGGGTCGTACTTCGCTAATGATTCTTGCCATGTGCCGCCAGAGGGAGCTCGCTTCCCCTTCAATACCGGCTTTTTTTCCTGCTTGGGATATGTCGGTGCAAGGAAATCCCCCAGAAACCACGTCAACAAACCCGCGCCATGGGTAGCCGGCCCAGTAGAGCATGGCGACGGTGAGTATCAGGCCGATCAGGGCAATGATCTGTATGTGGGTCATGTGGTGTGCTCCGGTGGGTTTGGCTGGTGGTGGCAGCCCTTGGGTTATTGCTCGTGCTCGGCGATGTCGCTTTGTTGCTTGGCGTGTTCTTCATCCGCCCGGTAGGCGCGGATGTCGATCAGTGCGGCAACGTGGCGGATGTGTGCGTACTTCGGTGCCTTGCGGCTGCTGTCCAGGGTGGTGACGGGCAGTTGAATGCGGCCGCTGCTGATCTCGGCGGCGAACGACTGTTCGTTGAGGTTGCGGAAGTACTGCACGCGGATCTTTTCCAGCGGGATCAGTACGTCGCCGAAGGTGCGATACAACAGCTCGACTGTGGCGGTTTCCGGTGCTGGCATCAGGCGCAGCGGGGTCTGGTTGGCGTTACTCATTGGCTTGCTGGCTCTCCATGCGCTGGCGGCGTTTCGGGTGGTTCCAGGTGATCAGGCAGTGGGCTTTGGTCAGCTCGCGCAGATGCTCGGGTACCTCAAGGAGCGCAGCGTTGCGCTCCTCTTTGGTCCGTAAGGCGATGATCTGGCGGGCGTACTCCCTAGGCCACGTCACGGCGGTCTGCCGGGATAGCGGGCAGGGCGAGGCCCAGTTGCTCGGCGAGCCAGGGAATGCCGGCCTGTCGAACCCGCGTTGACTGGCTGTATTGCATGCCGAGTTTGTCGTGGTACCAGTTGCCGTCCTTGATACGCAGGTACTCCCGATCCCGCATTGGGAAGGCCGGCAGGTTGTGTTCGGTGAGTAGGTGCTTCTCGCGCATCAGCTTGATCAGGGCGGCGGGAGGCTTAGCAGGCTCGTTGGTGGGGGCAAAAATGGGGCTGGTCGCTGGGGCGGCTTTAGGCTCCATCGTTCCAGGGCTTGGCACAGCAATCGGTGGGGCTATCGGTGCCGCCATTGGGGGAACCGTAGGTTACTTTGGCGGGGATGCCCTGGGCTCCTATGCCGGCAAAGCGATGTTTGGTTCTGACGATTCCCTCAAGCGGATGCCCGCAGCGGGCCCGCTGATGCTGGCCAATGCCGGGAAGGACATCCCGCCGGTCCTGGGCGACATCGCGAAATCGTTCAAGACCGGACAGACACCTCCGATGATGGGGCAGGTGGTGCGCTCCATGGGGACCGCCTCGCCGTCGGCAACTGTGCCCGCAATGCTCAAGGCGCCCGAACCTGCGAAGCAGGTGCCCAAGGTCGACCAGCAATTTGCTTTCTCGCCGAACCTGCAGGTCACGGTGCAGGGGGACGTTAAAGACCCAGCTCAGGTGGCCCGGGAGGTTGAGCCTTACATGCGCCGGATGTTCGACGAGTACAGCCGCCAGGCTGCGGCTCGTCAGCTGTCGGACGAACCACACGTTTAAGGAGGTGCCATGGCGTACATGGAACAACTGCAGTCAGGGTTCCAGTCCCTGGTCGAGGCGGGGGAGGCGGGCCGCAGCAGTGCGGATGGCATGCTGACCCCGCTGAACGGAGCCATCAGCGAGATTACCGGCGCCGCCTCTGAGCTGGAGAGCATCCCGTTTGTGGGGCCTGAGATGGGCGCCAAGCTGCAGCGGACCTTGCGCGGCATCACCGCCGCGCAGTCCGTGGTCGGTGAGGTGGCGGCCAAGTACAGCCAGGCCGTGTCGGCGGCGGGGCAGATCCAGCAGCGGCTCGGTACGTTGCAGGAGCAGACCGCCAAGGCCAGCGCGGCGATCAACCGGATCGGTGGGCAGGTCAGCCCGTCCCTGGGCAGCATCCTTCCGACCGGTTCATTCGGTGGCCTGGGTACTCCGGCCGCCGCGGCGGTGAAGCCGTTCCCGCACTTGCTGATCATTCAGCCGTTCCGGGTTGCCGGTGAAGCCTTTTACTTCAACCTCGACACCGCAGCCTTTGAAGAACTGCGCCGTCAGACCGGTTTCCGCTGGGCCGGCCAGGAACGCCTGACCCGCAGCATCGCGCAGCAGGCGGTCGGACAGGGCGACGACAAGATCACACTCAAGGGCGCGGCGTTTCCGGGGTTCAAGGGTGGACTGGGTCAGTTGCAAAAACTGCGCAGCATCGGTCGACGCCTGCAGCCGCTGAGCCTGACCACGGGCTATGGCGAGGTGCTGGGCACTTGGTGTCTGACCAGCCTTGAGGAGGAGCAGAGCCATCTGCTGGCCGGGGGCATCCCGCGTAAGCAGGGCTTTTCAATGGAGTTCGTGAGCTATGGCGACGACATGCAGAACGTCTGACGGGGATCTGCTGGACACCCTGTGTCACCAGTATTACGGGCACCTCAATGGCAGTGTCGAAGCGGTGCTCGATGCCAACCAGGGGCTGGCCGATGAGCCCCAGCCGTTCCGGGCTGGGGTGCTGATCGTGCTGCCGGATCTGCCGGCGGTGACTGAGGCCGCACTGCAGCTGTGGGATTAGCCGGCGGCTTTGGCGCATTCCTTGGCGTTGGCCTGGTAGGACGTGTTGTCTTCGGAGTACTGACGAGCATCTTTGAAAATCATGCCCTGCCAGGATGAAGCCGCGTCGATTGCGGCGGAACGGCATTTAGCGAAGGGGGCAAACAGCGATCCGAAGCGGTCGCTTTCGTCTTGTAGCTTGTTCAGCGCAATGGCCTGCTCACGAGCTTGTTTACTGTCCATTGTTCCGGATTTGGCTAGGTTCTGGCCATGCTCTACTGCCTTGTTAAGACGTTTGAGGAAGTCGCGGGCTTCCTCGGGCTTGATCTTCTTGGCCGCTTCTTGGGCGGCTATGGCCTGTCTGCCGCGCTCTGCGGCTTCGGCGCTCACGGGGACGTCGTCACCCAGGTCTATAACCCGCAGTTTCTGTTCGGCCTGTGCCATCGAGGCGGCCAACAGGCACAGCGTCAATCCGAAAATCCTTTTCACTCTCTCAACTCCTGTAGGGGCAACGGCTCGGGATTCTATGAAGTCCCCGTCGCTGTGTCACCCAGGGGGAGGCTTATTGCATGACGCCTGTATTCCGAATCGTTGCGGACGGCAAGAACATCACCGCGCTGATCAATGACCGGCTGTTGACCCTGCGCACTTCGGACAAGCCCGGCATGGAGTCGGACGAGTTTGAGCTGCGCATCGACGACCGCGACGGCGCTGTGGCCTTGCCCAGCCGTGGCGCCAGTATCGAGGTGTTTATGGGCTATGCCGGCCAGTCACTGACGCGCCTGGGTCGCTATATGGTGGACGAGGTCGTGGTGACGGGGCCGCCTGACTCTATCGAGATCCGGGGCAAGGCCAGCGACATGCGCGGCAGTGGCAAGACCACCCGCAGCGGGAGTTGGGAAAGCGTCCCGCTGCAGCAGATCGTGCGCGATGTGGCGACCCGCAATGGCTGGCAGCCGGTGTGCCCGGTGACCACCAAGGTGCCCCGGGTCGATCAGCTCAATGAATCCGACTTCAACTTCATCACCCGCCTGGCCAAGCAATACGACTGCACGGCCAAGGTGGCCGACGGCAAGCTGCTGGTGCTGCCCCGTCAGGCCGGGCAGAGCGCCAGCGGCAAGGCCCTTGGTACTGTCACCATTACTCGTAGCGACGTGAGCCGCTATCAGTTCCGCCTGGGGGACAAAAGCACCCACAAGGCGGTGCAGACCAAGCACCAGGACAAGAAGAGCGGAAAGCTGCGGGTCGTCGACCTGGGCAACGATGACTCACCGGACGGCCTGCCGCCGGTGCACACCGATCGCCACATCTACCCGAACAAGTCCGCTGCCGAGCGGGCCGCCAAGGCCCGTCTGGCGGCATTCAACCGTAGCACCGCCGGTGTACGCCTGGAGATGCCCGGCCGAACCGATCTATTCGCTGAACGCATGATCAATGCCCAGGGCTTCAAGGTCGGCCTCGATGGCGAGTACCTGGTGGACTCGGTCGAGCAGGTGTTTACCCAGTCCGGGTGGAGCACCACGGTCGAATGCAACGGCGGCAAGAAGGGTAAGGCGAAAGCCAAAGGCAAGAAAAAGAAAGAAACCAAGCCGCTCAAGGTTGTGCAGCTTTAACCCCCATCATCACTGGAGATATCAGGCATGACGATTACCGTGCAGCAGCTGCTGCAGATCCTCCCCAACGCCGGCGCTAAAGCCGGCGTTTTTGTTCCTGCTCTCAACGCTGCCATGAGCAAGTACGCAATTATCACCCGGCTGCGGATGGCAGCGTTCATCGCGCAGATCGGCCATGAGTCCGGCCAGCTGCAATGGGTACGCGAGCTGGGCAGCAATCAGTACCTGAGCAAGTACGACACTGGCACCCTGGCCAAGCGCCTGGGCAATACACCCGAAGCGGATGGCGACGGTCAGAAGTACCGGGGCAGGGGGCTTATTCAGGTCACCGGCCGGGCGAACTACGAAGCCTGCAGTGAAGCGCTGTTCAGCGATGCTCGACTACTCAACACCCCGGAGCTGCTGGAAGCTCCGGTCTATGCCGCGCTGTCGGCGGGTTGGTTCTGGCAGCGGGCAGGGCTGAACACCCTGGCCGATAAAGGCGACTTCCTCACCATCACCAAGCGCATCAACGGAGGAACCAACGGCCTGGCGGATCGCGAGGCGCTATATCAGCGTGCATTGAAGGTGCTGCCTTGAAGGCCCCGGGGTGGCTGTTGCCGGTCCTGGCCCTGGTGCTGGGGTTCGCCCTGGGTGGTTGGCTGGCCTGGACGTGGCAGGCCAACGCCTACGGCAAGGATCTCGCTGATCAGGCCGAGGCGTACAGCACTGATCGCGAGCAGGCCGCCACGGCGGTGATCAACTGGCAGGAAACTCAGCAGGAAGCCCGCCGGGCCCTGGAGGATCGCCTGCAGACGAATGACGAAACCTACTACAAGGAATTGCGCGATGCTCAAACGAACCAGGCTCGTCTGCGTGATCGGCTTGCTACTGCTGATCTGCGGCTGTCAGTCCTACTCAACACCACAGCCGAGGGTGGTAGCGGTGGGGTGCCAGCGACCACCGGCACCTGCGGCGTGGTTCATGGAGGCGCGCGAGCCGAACTTGACCCAGCGGCTGCTGAACGAATTGTCGCCATCACCGGAGACGGTGATCAAGGATTGATCGCCCTGGCGGCCTGCCAGAGCTACGTCAAAGAAATCGTTCCAATGAAGTGA